CCCCGCAGTAGTAGTCAGCGACAGCGTGTTAGCCCCCGCCACTGCCGGAAGATAATCAGTGTTGGCTACTGCTGCTGATATTGCAGAACCGTTTCCCTTCAGGATGCCGGTTTTTGTTGTGGTGTCCTTGACCGCTGCTGCTGCGCCAATAACATCATAGGCGGCGTTGCCTTCTGCTGACGTCAGGTATTGAGTGTGCGGGTCTGCAAGTCCTACGTGTGTTGAGATTGCCGTTGCGGCGGTTCCAGCAGGATCAGCGCCGACGCTTGCGGCTGTCGGAGCCGCCGGTGTGCCGTGGCTGTGGTCGCCTCTCGCATAATTCGCTGAGGTACCAACAGCCGATGATTGCCCGAATGCAGTTTCAGAAACCACCGAGGCGGCCGCCGTGCCGCTGCCAGATATGGTGATGTCGCCGGAACCTACAACACTGATGCCGTTGATGGTCTTAATGTTGGTTCCGGATACCAGCGTCGCCTGCTTCTCGGTGTCCAGTTCCATAACGGCGGCCTGCATGTTGGTTGCCGTTATGGACCCGCGAGGCACAAACGAAATGTCAGCCCCGCGAAATGTAGAAGTAGCAACATACTGCATTGCCTTGTAGAGTAAGCGCTGATCGTTTGATTCCCGGTTGAACGCACTCATACGAAACCGCCGGAGCCGGGGATACCGGGGAAGGAATTGAAGCGCCAAACGTTAACGTGTCTGGCGCAGTCGGAAATCTTTTTCGTGCAGGTGTCCGGTGATCCGGCCAGAAAGTCGGGAGGTGAAGCGTACGATCCATCAGTACGCTTGAACCAGCACCCCGCGCCTTTATATCGATTCCAGCAGAAATCACGGAGGAACTTTTCGTGCAGCAGTCGTGCGGTGTAGGGATTGAACATGCCGAGTTCAAACGTAATCGATGCCGACGAAATAGAGGAGACCTTGATGATCTCCATGGTTTCCTGGTACACCACCGCGCCCTGTTCGACAGACCAGACTTTGAACGTAACCGGCTGACTGTCGATGCCGGGATTGTTCTTGATCGCGCTACCGAGCGCCCCGGTGATATTGCTGACGGTCATGGAGACGGTTGCGACCTCGCCTTTGCCATCGTCGCGCAGCTCTTCGATCATTATCGGGAACGGCTGATAGTCATGATAGTCGGCGGTGATCACTTCCGGGCATGGCGTCAGATAGTAAATTTCACCGACTGCCAGTTGGATCTCGAACAGCGGAATCCATACCGAGGGATTATTGAAGGTGCGGTGATCGTTTCCGGGGATGATGAGCATCAGACTTCCTCAAGTGTGAGAGAGGCAGAATAACAGCCGAACGCCAGCGGCATAACGATTGTTTCTTCATCGGTAACGCGCACCAGGCGGATTGTAGGGGTGCCGGTACCGCCCCATAATGCTGTCGGTGGCAGAAACCAGAATGTGTTTGATCCGGTTTGATCAAGCCAGTTTTCCAGCGTGTTCATTTCGGTTTCGGTCAGCAGATCCCACTTGAGCGGATATTTATAGCGGGCATGTGAATAACGTTCCCGTTGATGAACATAGCCGTTTGCGGCCTGAAAACGGATTTTAGGGGCGGTACGAATGCGGGGTGTCCCCCAGCTGGGGGAAGGGAGAAGGTCAAAAAGAGTGTCCTGTACAGTAATCGGCATCAGTAATTACCTCCTGATGCCATTGCTGCACGGGCGCCGGGGTCCGCACGCAGTTTTTGTATAACCATATCAAAAACCCATTGACCCATATCTAATCTCGGTGCCGATGGTTTGACTGCTACCTGATCGCTGACATTGTTGATGATGTTGATTACCGGGGCGGATGATACGCCCCGCTTGTTTTCCGCTGCGGGAATAATAGCCTCTCCACGGTGTATCAAGGCTATTTGGTCATGAGAAACGTAGTCGGTTCCGGTGGCGAATTCCGGCCCTTTCCAAACATATCCGGCAGAACTCAACGAGACACCATCAGCGCCGGGTGACGCGCCCTGACCAATAGTATTTCCTCCGCTGAACATTCCGGCTATGGCCGATGAAAGACCAGCGGCAAGTGGCCCGGTGATTGATTGCCGGGTGGCAATGCGTACCAGATCGGCAATGATGGAGTTTGCCATATCCTTAAACGAGGCTTTACCAGTCATGGCCATTTTAACGAAGGCGTCTTCCATACTGCGCATGGAGTTATAGGCAAAGTCGTTGAACTGACTGCCAAGATCGGACACCATTGCGGAATAGTCGGATAGCCCCGCCTGCATACCCAGCCAGGGGGACGATCGATACAGATCCCGCTGCAGCATAAGAATTTCCTGATAGCGGTCTGATATTGCCTGCGCCTCTTTCTCTTGATCCTGTAAAGCCAATTGATATATGTCTGATGCTTCTTCGGCTGCGGTGCGTAGACCCTGTAAAGACAATTGATATATGTCTGATGCTTCTTCGGATGCGGTGCGTAGACCCTGTAAAGCCAATTGATATATGTCTGATGCTTCTTCGGCTTCGGTGCGTAGACCCTGTAAAGACAATTGATAAATATTTGATGCTTCTTCGGCTGCGGATTTCTTGTTTGCTGCCGCTTGTGAGGCTTTCTGAGCCAGTTCTTCGGCTGCATTTCGTGCATTATCCTGTTTTTGTATGCGGGCGCCTTCGGCCAGTAGTTTTATTTTTGCCTGTTCCTGCCGCCACGCTCTGTTGTCCGCAGCTTCCTGATTGCGATCTTCATCAGAGACAAATGGAGACTTGGCCAATTTGACAACAGCATCAATCGGATGCATGGCGGCATACATGATGTCTTTCATATTCTGGGAAAATTCGGCAATGGCGGCGCGATTCTCACCGAACCAGACAAGCAGGCCTTTCAATTTGCTGGTAGTGGCATCAATCAAGACTCCGAGCGCCGGTGAAAATGCCTCTCCGACGGACAACTTCAACTCATCATAATAGCGTTGCAGTGAAGAAACTTTCTTGCCGGTGCTGTCCATCGCCGCCTCATAGACGCCCTGAATGTTTACTCCGTATTCCAGTACTGCGTTTTGCCTGGCGACTACTTTTTCATGTTCGGTAAGTGCCAGTGTTGTTTTACCGAGTTCAAGAGCGGTCTTTTTATAGGACTGCTCAAAATTTACGTTGATCCCGATGGTCCGTAAAATCTCTACTTCACCGGATCTGATACCTTGAGTCATGCGGCTGAATGCCTCAGAAGAGTTAATGCCTCCGATTACGGCGGCGTCCTGTGCAACACGGGCAAGCTCCGCTGCTTTTGTTACATCCATCTGAGCAGCAGACATCATTGTCAGGGACTGCCGTGATGCTTCGGTGGTAATACCCATCTTCGCCACACCCTGCGCGTAAGCATCCATCTGTGCTGCGGTGTATCCGGCGTTATTGCCCACCGCGTGCATGGAAACCCCGAGCGTTTCAATCCGTGCTGCATAGTTAGCGGCATCACTGATATACTGCCCCGCCTGCATGACCTTTTCTGAGACAAGTTCAAACCCCTTTGCCAACAGTGTACCTACCGCAACACCCTTCGCCATGCTTCCCCATGATGACTCCATGGGGCTCTTTGACCCTTCAACACTCTTACCCATATTTTCGCCGGCATCAGCAACGCCGTTCATGCCGACTATAGCCGCGCTGCCGTCCGCCTCTATGCGTATGCTGATTGTATTTGCCATTACAGTAACCTCGGGGGTGTCATTAGATCGTCCAGATCAGCCAGAGCCAGCCATTCATCAAGCGATAATTCCGATCCGCTGAAGGGATAGCCGCCGCGCTTCAGCCGCCACAAAAACCAGATATGGTTGAACCAGGGCGTCGGTATATACGGTTCGCGCTTGTCACAGGCCGCGCAGACCTGCTCGATCAACGGGCCGCATCCGGAGGCGCATTTTTTACGCTGCTCCGGAGTGCAATTTTCTCTTACCCGTTCGAGTTCGACGTCAAAGGGAGTATGACTTCATCGTCATCCTCCTCTTCCAAGACCACATTTTTCATTAACTGCTGCATACTCCCCTGAAACACCTGCATTCCCAGCAACATCAACAAATCACCGGCTGTTTCGATAACCTGCGCCTTCCAATCTTCCCGATAGTGTGGTGATGCCGGATCGGAGGCAATCAACAGCGGAGCCCCCGTTTCGTCACTACCGGCTGAAAAGTCGCCTTCCCGTATGCCGGTAAGGATTAAGGCACCGAACTCGGCACGGGCCTCTGAAACCCGGTTGGAAACCTTTTTCCCTTTACGGGCAAAAGACGCCCGCTGAAAATCAATCCGTTCCTGTGTCGTCGGCAGTCGGTAGTACAACACCAGATCACAGCCGCTGATGGCATCATCAATTTTCATTTCGTTACGGTCACTCTGTTTCAAATCGCGCGGCACAAATCCCCCTCAATCCCCCTTTATCAAGGGGGAAGCTTTATTAGTTGAATGTCAGTATGATCTCGTCGTTTCCGGCGGATGTCGGGGTAAAGACCAAACCCATTTCTGCCGTCAAGATGTTTTCCCGCTCACCATATTTCGGCTTGTCAATCTGCACAGCCGGGGCGGTAATGACACAACGGTTACCGGCTGTCGCGCCAATGGTGGCAGTCAGTGCATACGCCGAACCGCCCGACCACATTGTCCAGAAATCTTTCGTCGCCGGGAGTACCATTTCCGGAGTAAATTTTCCGGATACGGTGCGCTCTTTAATGAACCATTCAAGCGTACCGGTAGCAGAGTTGATATCAGCTCTCTTGACTACATCGTTTTTGATATCTATCGAAAGGCTGTCAGTAACGGCGGCATATGAATCTATTAGAAAAGCAGCAGAACGGAACACCGGAGGCACGGTAGCGTTAAATGTTCCGGTGGCAAGTGCCAACGTTGCCGGCCCGGCATAAATACCGTAAAAATCAAATTTGAGCAGCGCATACTGGTTTACTTTGGCGTTTGCCAGGCTCACCGAACCTCGCGCCCCGGTGATCTTGTGAACCATGCCGTCAATGTAATAATAGAGTGTTGCTGATTCGGCGGCTGATCCGGCAGAGTTGGGGGTAAAGGTATTGCTGACTCCGGCGCTGGTCGTCATGGTAAAACCACACGCCCGCAATAAGGTGCCCAGCTCGGGAGCGGTACCGGCTGCACCTGAACCCTTTATCTCGACTTCAAAGGAAAGTTTTTGACCTTCCCCGACAACGACAAAGCGCTTGGCACCGAATGAGGTTTTGATATTATTGCGTTCCAGCTTCGCCTCAGTAACATCGTATTCGACATTGCCGCACAAAATGGCGTTGGCCGCGCCGGTCGGTGTTGGATCGGTACCATAGACCGTCTCTATTTTTGCCAGCACCAGGGCTTTATTTTTTAACATCGGTTACCTCCACTTCTGCGTTGTTGATATCAGTTTTGTCCTTGAGTTTTTGCCGCGCCGCCATCGCCTCATCTTCCAGATCAGGTACCAATATTCCATCCTTCCAGATATACGCGCCCGCTTCATCGTTCATGTCCCACTCCTCCGGATATTTTACTTTCGTGCTGAAATATCAAACTGCATGGTGGTGAAATACACCGGGTGATACATGCCCATGTCATTGACGCTGGAAATGTAATGGACTTCCACGGCGGTGCCGCCGAGTGTGTACGCCTCCGTCAGGGTGTCTTCTATGGCATTCTCAAGGGCATCCAGCAGTCCGGGCGCTTCTTCGCGGTTGTCGCAGTGGCAGCCGACGAAGAGAATAAAGCTGTGATCATACTGTTTCACATATTGGAGCGTCCGTTTCCGTTCCGGCCGCACGATCAGACAGACGGGAAGGTCGGCAACATTGATTTCCTGCCGGGTCTTGAAGCCCTTTTTTACCGTCAGGGTCTTCTGCGGCCACTGGGCGGAAACAACCGCAACGACTGTCGGAGCCGCCGCTATGGTAGCAATGATCTCATCTGCCAGGGCATCAAAGCTCATTTACTGAACTACCGTCCCGCCGGTGACGTTGGAGTCTTTGGCAACAGCACCCAAAATTACTGGAGATATTACGGCTACCACTAAACCTATTGCATGAATGATTGGATCAGTGGATTGAGACATCCCGACTCCTATGGTGCCAAATATACCTGCCAGTGTGGTTTTCCAGTTTTTCATGATGGTTTCCTTTTTTATGCGAGAATGCCGAAATTTCGGGCTTCAGAATTAGCCTGTGCCAGCTTTTGAGGAGATAGTCCTACTCGTGATATCCATGAACGCCAGAAGACGTTCTGACCCGGTTTTTGTGCTTCGTGTAAGTAATGGTCCACCGCCAGCGTTTTAATCCGCTCCAGAAGGACAAAAGCGTCCACTTTGTTAACTGCGGCCAGGGTAACGGGGCCGATTCGGCCGTCTATTGTCACACCCGCCGCCTCTTGCAGCCAGCGTGACCCGTTATCACCGGTATTTACGTCCTTGTCATATACCCAGGTGGCCAGCTCCTGATTGTCGATCTCTCCCAGCCGCTTCCAGAAGTTGACTTCATAAAATTGCATTACCAACTGCTGCAAATAATTTATATCTTCCAACTTGCCGTTGAGATGCTTTACCCAGGTGGAATATTCAGCGGTGCCGTAATTCGGCATTTTAATCAGCTGATACATAGCACCAGTAAGATATTTCCACCCGCCCCATTTCGGCCAGAAGGCCGGGGCAATGCCCTTATAGGTCGGGATGGTCACCACCCCCTTGACAACCACGTTGCCACGGTCGGCGGGATTGAAGTTCACCCCCCCCTCGTGCATCATGGCTGATTTATGTGCCGCCTGAAAGTTGCTCATGCCGGTGGCGCCTGATTAATCGTCACTGTCGGGAACATACGCGGGTAGGCAACAGCCATTACGGCCGGATCGCCGGCATCCCGGAGCGCCGCCGTTGCCAGATAGTGAGCTGCGCCAATCTCGTAAAAATCCAGTTCGGTAGCTGTGCCTTTAATCTCCCCGGTCAAGCTGTCGTAAATCGGGAACTGAAACGCCGGGTTAAAATCTTTACGGATTCCGCCAAGCCGAGTTACCTGCGGTTCTCCACCATCCAGGATACTAACTTCCTGCTCTGCATAAGTGATCACCGGGGGTTTCCCGAATGCGTTGGATATCATCACGAATCCGGAGCGTATCCACTTTGAAAAAGCGCCGTCCTGCTGTTTGTAGTTGGACATGGTTTCTCCTTTACACTTCAACGCCGCACATGGCGTCAAATAACTTGTTAGCAAAATTAATTAAATCTTCTGCGGTAGGGCAGGTGGAATCACTGCGGCCGTTCCACTGCAGATGTGTCGATGCCATCTGCATACAGAATTGCATTTTGTTGCGGACCTCTTCCGGTGTCATATATGTGCCCTCTCTGTGCGTGATATTTCGAATGTCAGCAGCAGTTTGTTCCGGTCGGTCTGGAACACTCGCTTGCTTTTTCCTGAAACAATACGTCCCTGATATTCGGTGCCATCCGACATGATTATTTTTGCCGGTTTAACTTGCGGCTCTTCCGGCTGATTGTAGATAACGATTTCTTCCGTTTTGGCTTTCCGATTACGACGGGCCGGGCTGACAACCATTCTGAAGCAGTACTCCCCGAGCATGTAATAACCCCCCCGATACCATAATGTATTTTTATCTTACCGGTCGGGAAGGCCGGTCGTCCGTACTTATACTGGTACATGACTGACCTCGATACAAAAGTCTTTGGTACCGACATCTACCGTTGTCGGAATGCCGCTAATCAGACCATCGGCACTTATTTCCAGGCCATCCGGGAGGCTGTACCCCGGTGCGACTCTCCATACCGCCCTTTCGTTTGGCAATAACCCTACCGCTTCCAGTTGGAACACATACGGCAATTCTGCCTGTGCCGGAGGTAATACCCGTGGTGATATCACCGTCATCGGGTCTGCTGCTGCTCGTAAATGCCGGTGCTGACTGTTACGCATTACCGAATATCCCGTTGCGCGATGCACCCCGATATTGTCGTCCAGTTGTCGAGGCTGAAAAATTCCAGGATATCGGTACCGGTTGCAGTCAGAGTTGGCAAAACCCCCGAGGGGAACACAACGCCGGGGAACATCTGACCGATAAGTCCGCCATTGGTGATCTGCAGGGTAACGCCGGTGATACCGTTTACCGGATTGGTAAACGACCAGATACAATTTCCTGTTGCCGTTGCGGTGAAGATCGTCCCGGCGGACAAGTTCAGCGCCTGCGTGCCTGACACATTGCCCAGGGGAACGACGATCTCCACACCGGTCTGCTGTGCTGATGCCGCCGCCGCGTTGGCGAATCCTTCAGCCATGGTGACCCACATTTGCAGGTCGGTGAAGTCCTGCGGGGTCATGGCGGCCACGTTGGCCCGTGCCTGCGCCAGGGTAATGCTGCCGGTTCCTTCGGTGATCAGGATGTAAAACGGCGGGGTAGTGAGTTCGGGAATGGTGACCTTGTACACAGTGGGGCTCTGTCCGCGATTGTTCGGCCACAGGGAAAGAGAGAATTCACCTGAGGAGTTGGTAGCGGCGCTTGAAACCCGAGCGGATACGTATTCACCGGAAACCGCATCAAATACCGATACCGGTTTGCCGGTAGTTGCACTGAGCAAGGAAAACTGGACGGATTTTGACGCCAGTGGTGTGCCGTCCGGATACATTAACGGGTCACCACTATTTGTCAGTAAGCGTACCGTCATTTTGGTGCCCCCTGTTTAATGCCGCTAGCAAGGGATACCCAGAATCCCTTGGTGAACATGGCGATTGCGGCAGCAACCAGAACGGTCAAAATCATTTTGCCGACGATCCCGGCTGCCTTGTCGAACGCCGCGAGGAACCGCTTCAGGGTTGACACTTCATCAGCTGTCAAGCCCATGTTGCAGATGGCGTGCCCTTTGAGGGCCTCTGATATTGCGGTAATATCGGCGTCTGAAAGATTCCGGCTTCGACGCGGCGGCGTATATTCAGCAAGTCCGTTTTTTCCCGTCATGCCAAACCCCTCTTTTTCAGTTCAGTGTTCACTTTGTTGTCAATCAGGGCGGCTATCTGCCCCCCCTGGTTAAACGTTTCCAGTGCTCTGGTCAAAAACGGCCGCCCCCCAAACTTGGCGCTGCTGCCGGTGCCCTCGTGAATGGTCCGGGCATATTCGGCAGAGTTAAAAACAACCAATTCATTCTGGCCGGCAGAGAAACCTTCCTTGCTTTGTCCGGGGTCAAGAAAATCGAGCAGACGCTTCAGGTTGCCGGTCCGGACCGGTACCGGGAACCCGCCGGAATCGGAAAAGCGCTTGAAGCTTTGCGCTTCTCCGGAACTGCGGGTAAAACCTTCATACAATGAAACTTTTGAGCCGATTTTCTTCTGATATTGCTTACCGCTCTTGCTGGTCCTGTTTTCGTAACTATTGAAACCACCCTTACCATTCAGATTGGCCATTGCTTCCCGGTGGACACCTCTGGCAACCTCTTTTAAGCCGCTCTGCACTATCTTCGGCATCTGCTGCGCCATCTGCCGCAACCCTTCGATGATCACCTTGTCTCCGGATATGGTGACGTTAACTGAGAGCATCAGTGGCAATCACATCAAAGTGAGAAGATGCGGTGTAACCAAACGCGCTATCCGACCCTTCCACGACACTCCCGGAGATCAGCTTAGGGATAATCCGCTCCGCCTCTTCCAGATAATCTGTTTTTGCCTTTTTAAGCTGACCGATCAGGACGGCGGTTTCGGCGTCAACATTCCCCGACAGCCGGTTAATACGCAGTTGGAACAGCTCTGCAGCACACAGGCACTTTTCCGCGCGCTTGATGTGGACCTGCAGGGCAGGCGCAACAAGTACGGAAGCTCCGATCCGGTCGGACAGCAGCGCTTCCTGTTCATCGATGATACCCTGCAGGAAGGCATCGAAGTCAAAGACGCTGCCGAACTGTTCGGCGGAAAACTGGAGATCCTTCATGTCCTGGGGAGTGATTACGGTTGGCATGATAACCTCTCGGGGAGAGTGGCAGTCTCCCGGCTGTGACACCGGGAGACTCTGTTCGGATTACGCCAGGGCACACTTGCGAATCTGCTGGACTTCGCCGACTCCGGCGTTGTATTCGCCGCTGTAGGCAACGTCGGTGCCGCGCATCATGATATCGCGGTCGGTTTCTGCCGACAGATCGGACCAGATACCTCGCTTCAGTTTGCGGCCGGGGAGCACTACATAATATTCCGCGGTGGAAAGCTTGGTGCTGTATTTCCGGCTGAGCGTATACACCAGCTGGTTCGGAGAGGTCGGACCGGGAGTGTTAAAGTTGAGCGCGAAGGCTTTTTCAATACGGGCCTTCAGGGAGATGTTGGCACGCAGTTCAAACGGTTCGTTACCGGTGATGGTGAAACCTTTGCCGGCAACACCCGCCAGGATGGACGCACAGGCATTGTTGATGGTGGTGATGTCATCAGTGGCAAATGCCTGGGCCACGGCGCCCGACGCAATCAGGGCATAGTGGTCGGTTGCCATTTTGTCGTAATATTTCGACTTGGCTTCCACGGCGGCCTGATTGAGGTTCCAGTACATGGCATAGTTGATCCAGTCATCAAGGATACCTATTGCGGCAGCAACGACCATCTTGGAAACAGTTGATTTGGCGTCCTGAATGCCGTACTTCTTCATGCGCTCGCCGGTTTTTACTTCGGCAAACGTAATCAGGTTGGTGACATCCAGAATGTCAAACTGGGTTTGCATACTTTGGCGCATGTCAACCAGGTCGTAGAGATCTTCAAAACCGAAATCAAGCAGGGGATCAACCACGGAGGTGAAATAGACTCCGGCGGTAACCGGGTTGCGGTTCATCAGGTTGGGCGCATCGCTGGGGCCGGTTGCCCCTTTTTGCGCCATGAGGGCCATCATCTTGATCACCAGCGCCTGATCAACGTCCATTTCCTTGGCAATCTCGATGGCCAGGGGGGTATGGGGCATTTTGTCCTGAAAGAATGCGGTCAACAGACCGCACAGCTTCTGACGCCGCTCAAGGACATCCATCTGCTGCATTTTCTGGCAGGTTTCCGCCGTGAATAGTTTGAGGGTGTGGCCCGGTCCGCTTCCATGAACATTCATTTTTCAATCCTCCTCAGGATAAATTTAGTGTTTAGCTGGCCTGATCAAGCAGGACCATACCCACGGCGGCAGCAGACGCTTTGTCTTCGGCGGCAATCCCGCAGAGGGTGTTAGTGCCGACGGTTTTGGTAAAGCGGAAGTTGGTATTATCCCAGTAGAGCTTGTCACCAGTCGTCCAGGCCACGCCGGTTTCTGATGCGTATTCGATCAACCCCTTGTACATAAAGATGTTGCTTACCGAGATCGCGGCGCTGTTCATGGCCAGCATGACCCTGGTATTAAGCAGGTAGCAGGTATCAACCACCGTGGCGGCACTGTGGGTGTATTTGAGGGTGCGGATCATTTCAAAGGGATCGCGGACCTTGACGGCGCCGATACCGACGAAGGGCAGGGCGGCAACTGCCGGGTCAATCACTCCGGCGAAGGAGAGCCCCACGCAGAGAACGAGCAGGGCGATGGTCAAAAATGCGGGGAAGGTGATGCGTGCACACAGGTTTTTCATAAAAATATCCTCCGGATTAAGTGGTGAGTGGTTAGCGGCCAACGGTGCCGAACAGTTCGTTGTTGGCCGG